GCATGGCCCAAGATGAGTAGGCTCCCATACCTTGACCAACCGCGTATCTAACAGGTACATTTTATAGTACCATGCAAGATCCAGCATTTTAGCCCAAAGTTCCCCTCTAAACCCTAAGGTCGTGAGGAGATGCGATAGACATTCTACCGGGATGCGGTCGGTTACTGCTGTCTAATCCACTGAATGAAAAGTACAACCTTTGGGACTTCTTTCCAGAAAGCGCTCAAGAGCGCCACTTTGGTCAGAAGTACCATCAGTCTCCTAAGTAGCCTACCATTTGAATACAAATTCATGGAAAGGTTTCTAGGCACTTTGAGTCCAGAAATTAGCAATAGCGACTACGCGGGATTTACCCGCTTGGTCGGTAACCACCGTTAATTTACCCTATTTAAGAGTCACACCAAGGAAGGTATAGACAATGTAAAGTGGGCAGCCCTAAATCATTATACTCTATAGAGATATGATGTAAAGAAGGTTATAACCCTCTAGACACCTAGACCATCTAAAGAATACTCCAAGATAGGACTAATCATTCCAGAATGCCTAAGCATCCTAAAACGATGAGTGTGTGGCCAAACGAAAGTTAGGTCCCGCTTTCTCTGACATAAAAGTCGAAAAAGAGGCCTTAGTTAGTTTGGGGTCAAATTTTAGTGTACGTGCCACTTCTGAAATTAAATCAGCAGGAAGGTTTTAACCAATCCTCCGAAAGGGTCTTAATCGACTCCTATTTAACAGGCGGGTGATACAGTAATACACGAAAGATTTGAAGCATAGTAAGGATCATACGAAGCTATCTTACATCTTGCTGCGCCATTAGGCGCCAGCGAGACGGTAAGATTTTCGGATAACCCGAACTATCAACTTTAACACGGATACCGGAGTAATCCGGCACCGCAGGCTTACCTGCACTGAGGTGAACGACTATACGGAAGCATTCTTTCAGATATCTGAAGGTCATGCTATAACCGTTTCTTTCGATAAGAGCTTTTACTCTATTCGAAAATCGTGATACTTCTTTAAGATCTTCATCAACTATAATCAGGCCAACAAGGCGTGACCAAGCGAATAGCTCTTTAAGAGTTATCCAAGCTTTCTCATGTCTTGCTGGTAAGGCAAACATATTACGAAAATCAGCGAAAGCTGATATAAGTTATATTTCCTTACCCACTTTCACACGTTGTTATCAACAAGGTGAAGGTGCTAGCCTTCCTGTCTTAACCGGTACATGGCTCATAGTATATAGCCTTCTCTTACGATAAAGGTCACCTTGTGAGGTGTAATAGCGCTAAGACTACTCAAATAGGGACTATGTGTACTCCAGTCAACGCTTTAGCGTGGGCTCCAGAATTCACTGGCTTGGTACGCCACGAAGGACAAGTCCTTCGCTTGGTCGATCAGATCACTAGTCTGAAGCCTGGGCTTGGG